ATATTTACGGAAGCAACAGAAGAAATTACAAAGATAGAAGATGAAATGAATATGAAACATGAGCTTCCGCCTGATGGGATGATAGGTTAATGGCTACTAATAGTTATTTTCAAAACTCAATAAAAGATCAAAATTTAATAAGTGAACTTAACAGAGAACTTATACAACAGGCTGGTCAAGATGTAATGTATATGCCAAGAACTCTTGTTAAAGAAGATTTAATATTGGATGAAGATGTTTTATCACAATTCGATGTTAAATATGATATTGAAATGTTTATTAAGACTTTTGAGAATTTTGGTGGGCCGGATGATTCTATTACTAAATTTGGATTAGATGTTAATGATGAATTGATATTAACAGTTCATGCTGATAGATTTCAAACTGTTACAGGTATGGATCACCCACTAGAAGGTGATTTAATATGGTTTCCATTATCACAAGGATTGTTTGAAATTAAATATGTTGAAAATGAACAACCATTTTATCAAGTTGGAAAAAATTATGTTTTTGATTTAACATGTGAGCTTTTCCAATATAGTGGAGAAAAAATTGATACTGGTGTGGCTGCTATTGATCAAATTGAATCTGAGAACGCATATTCAATTGATTTATTATTAGCAGTTGGTGGATTAGGAACATATACGCCAAATGAACCGGTATATCAGGGTGGAACATTAGCAACAGCAACTGCGAAAGCAATAGTGTCATCTTGGACTCCTGGCACAAGAAAATTAAGAGTTTATAATATTGTTGGTACATTTGCTACTGATACATATGTTACTGGTGATACAAGTGGTGCAAATTGGGATCTAACATCAACTGATGATCAGTTATTACCAACAGTACCATTTGCTGATAATAAGATTTTGGAAACTGATGGTGATAGTATATTAGACTTTTCTGAAATGGATCCTTGGAGTGAGGGTGATCTCTAATGTTTGGATATTTTTCATATAACAAAAATATAAGAAATATTGTAGTATTATTTGGAACAGTATTTAATGATATTTCTGTAAGACGCCTAAAGGCGGATGGAACAATCGAACGTGAGTTTAAGGTTCCTATTGCATATGGTCCTGCAATGAAGTTTTTAAGTAAGCTTAATCAAAAAGAAACAATAACATTACCACGAATGTCTTTTGAAATTACTGATTATGCTTATGATCCTCTAAGAAAATTACAGACTACAAAAAAATTTAAAAAAGTAAAAACTAGTACTCCAACAGAATTAGTATCTATCTATAATCCTGTTCCATATGATTTTAATATTACTTTAACTATTATGGTAAAGTATAGTGATGATGGTACACAAATATTGGAACAGATACTTCCTTATTTTACACCAGAATTTCAAGTTGCTATGAATGAAATGTCTACTATGGGAATTATACGTGATATTCCAATTATATTAAATAGTGTTGCAACAGAAGATACTTACGAAGGGGATTTTATAACAAGAAGAGCTTTGTTACATACTCTCAACTTTACAGTTAAGGGTCATATATATGGTAGACTATCTGATCAAGGAATTATTAGAGAAGTAGATGCTAATATTGGTGCAAACTTTAATGAGAAGAAAGATGTAAATTTAGAAATTAAACCTAAAGCATTAGAGGATTTAAATGAAGATGAAGTTATTGATGAACTTGATCATGAGATAGTTACACCAGAGGATGATTTTGGATTTACAGAAACAATTACTGATTTATGAAACAGGATACCGTAACTAAATTAAATAAAGTATTAGATATTTCTGGTGAGTTAGTTAAAAGAGATTTATCACCAAAGGTTGATATAAATACTATTGATCTTTCTAATGAATATGAATTTTCTCAAAAACAATATCATACTCTTATAGAAAAAGGTAATGCTGCACTTGATGAAATTTTAGCAGTTGCTAAAGAGTCTGAGAATCCACGAGCATTTGAAGTGGTAACACAATTACTATCTGGATTGACAAATACAACTAAAGAACTTTTAGTATTACAAAAAACTAAAAAAGAAATAGAAAAAGAAACAAAAGATCCTTCTACTGTAAATAATAGTTTATTTATTGGAAGTACTGCGGAGTTACAGGAGTTGTTAACAGCTAAAAAGAAATAAGTGATATGAGCGATCAATATTTAGGGAATATGCTTTTAAAGAGAGCAGACGTTCAACATAATTTTACAAAAGAAGAAGTTGAAGAATATGTGAAGTGTCGTGATAATATTATATATTTTTTAGAAACACATGCCAAGATTGTTCATGTTGATAAAGGTTTAATTTCATTTGATCTTTATCCCTTCCAAAAAGATTTAATTAAAACCATAAGTGAAAATAGAAATGTTATTGTAAAAACTGGTCGACAGGTTGGTAAATCAACTACTACGCTTGGTTGGTTACTACATTATGTTCTTTTTAACCAATCTAAAACAGTTGGTATTCTTGCTAATAAAGCTGCTACGGCTAGGGAATTACTTGGTCGTATTCAAATAGCATATCAACATCTTCCCAAGTATCTTCAACAAGGTTTGAGAGAATGGAATAAAGGTAGTTTAGAACTTGAGAATGGAAGTAAGATTATTGCTTCTTCCACATCTTCGAGTGCTATTCGAGGATTTTCATTTTCTTGTATTTTATTGGATGAATTTGCCCACGTTCAGAGACATATAGCAGATGAATTTATTCGTTCTGTTTATCCTACTATTTCTTCTGGTTCAGAAACAAAAATTATTATTGTATCTACTCCAAATGGCTTTAATATGTTTCACAAATATTGGAATGATGCAGTAGAAGGTACGAATGATTTTAAGCCATTTAAAGTTCATTGGTCAGCAGTTCCAAATAGGACTCAAGTATGGAAAGATAAAATTGAATCGACGATTGGTGAAGATGCATTTCGACAAGAATATGAAGCGGAATTTTTAGGTTCTTCAAATACACTTGTATCATATGAAAAATTACAAGAATTATCTTATTCTAGTCCAATATATAGAAAAAGTGGTGTAGATGTTTTTGAAGATGTTGATCGAACACATTCTTATATTCTAACAGTGGATGTAGCGAGGGGTCAGGGATATGATTATTCTGCTTTTACTGTTTTTGATATTACACAGATTCCATATAAAATTGTAGCAAAATACAAAGATAACCTAATAGCCCCCTTGGTCTTTCCCAATATTATAAATATTATCGGTAAGAAGTATAATGATGCTTATATTCTTATTGAAGTAAATGATATTGGATCTCAGGTTTCTGATGTTCTCCATCACGATTTGGAATACGAAAACTTGTTTTCAACAGCGTGGTATGGTAGGCACGGACAACAACTGAGCGGTTTTGTAGGTGGTAGAAGGGATTCACAATTTGGTGTAAGAACAACTAAATCTATGAAAAAAATAGGTTGTTCTAATTTAAAAGCCTTAATTGAGGATGATAAACTCTTAATACCAGATTATGATGTTATTTCAGAATTATCAACATTTGTGTCTGGTGGTGATACATTTGCTGCGGAAGAAGGAGCAAACGATGATTTGGTAATGACTTTAGTTTTGTTTGCGTGGTTAGTTGATCAACAATATTTTAAAGAATTAAGCAATCAAAATATTAGAAGTAATCTTTATAAAAATAAACTAAGTGAAATTGAAGATTTAACAACACCATTTGGAATTATTAACAATGGAATAAATCAAGAAGAATATGAGAGAGATGTTGAAGGAACAATTTGGACGAATGCGAAATAATCAGATAATGCGTCATTGATGAATTTATATTAATATAAAAAATGTAACTCATTGTAAAGGAGAAATAAAATGGCGTTTCAAGTAAGCCCAGGAATTAATGTCACAGAGATAGATCTAACGACAGTAGTCCCTAATGTTGCTACCTCAATCGGCGCGATTGCAGGCGGGTTTCAATGGGGTCCTGTTTTGGATAGAACATCTATCACGACAGAAAACGATTTAGTAAACACATTTGGTAAACCACTGTCTGATGCAAATAATAATGCTACGTGGTTTTTAACTGCTGCTAACTATCTTGCATACTCTAATAATCTTGTTGTTGTAAGAAATGTTGGAGCAAATGCAAAAAATGCACAAGTTGGAGATGATGATGATGGTGGAGGAACAACGACTGTTTTGAATAAAGATGATTATGATAGTGATACTTATGTCAATCAATTATTTCTTGCAAAGTATCCCGGTATTTTGGGAAGTAGTTTAAAAGCACTTGCAATGGATAATGCTGGTTGGGTTATTGCTGCTGGATTGACTGATGCAAATCGATCAGCTCATCAAAGACTTTTTATTAATAATTTTGACAGAGCTCCTAATTTTTCCCAGTCTATGGCCTCCGCAAATGGTGGACTTGAAACTGGTAACGATGAGATGCATGTTCTCGTAATTGATGAAGATGGATTATGGACAGGTCAACCGGGTGAGGTTTTAGAAAAACATGGTTTCGTAAGTAAAGCAAGTGATGCAAAACGTAGTGATGGTACTGCTAATTATATCGGAACTGTTTTACGTAATGAATCAAAATATATTTGGTTGGGTCAGAAAACAGAAATTGACGGACTTACTACGGATACGGCAACTGCTGTTGGTTCAATTATGGCTGGTAGTATTTTTAATAGTATTAATGGTGTAGGTAAAGAAATTATTGGTGGTTCACTAGCAGGTGGAGCTGATGATAATATTCTTACTGATGGTGAATTACAAGCTGGTTATAATATGTATACTAATCCAGAAGCAGTTGATGTTACTTTAGTTATGGGCGGACCTGCGAGTACAGTCACAGGAAAATGGATTATTGATAATATTACATCTATAAGAAAAGATTGTGTTGCATTTGTTTCACCGGGACTAGCAACTGTTGTTAGAAACGCTGGTGATGAGGTAGAGCATTTACTTGATGACGCAACTACAATGTCGCTTTCAGGTAATGCTGGTAGTTATGGCATAATGGATGGAGCATGGAAATATCAGTATGATAGATATAATGATGTTTTCCGTTATGTTCCGATGAATGGCGATATGGCAGGATTATGTGCTCGAACGGATTTTACGAACGACGCATGGTGGTCACCTGCGGGATTAAACCGCGGTGGTATTAAAAATATTGTTAAATTGTCTTGGGAAGCAACAAAAGCAGACCGCGATGTAATGTATCAAAAGGGTATTAACCCATTGATTACTATGACAGGCGCTGGTGTAGTTCTTTGGGGTGATAAGACAATGCAGAATGTTCCAAGTGCATTTGATCGAATCAATGTACGAAGATTATTTATTGTTCTTGAGAAAGCAATTGCCATTGCTGCTAAAGCGATGCTGTTTGAATTCAATGATGAATTTACACGCGCACAATTTGTAAATATGGTTGAACCTTTCTTGAGGGAAGTACAAGGTAGGCGAGGTATTACTGACTTTAAAGTAGTATGTGATAGTTCAAATAATACTGGTCAAGTTATTGATACGAACAATTTTGTTGGTGATATTTATATTAAACCAGCACGTTCTATCAACTTTATTCAATTGAACTTTATAGCCGCACGAACTGATGTATCTTTCTCAGAAATCGGTGGATAAATCTTATAAATACTATTAAACTTAAAGGAGTAAAATAATGTCTACAATTTCTGATTTCAAAAATAACTTTAGGGGTGGGGTTCGTCCTAATCTATATAAAGTTGTAGTTAGTGCTCCCGCTATTTTTGGGGCAATGGATTTACAGTTCCTTGGAAAGGCAACACAGATTCCGGGTTCTGTTATTGGTAATATTGACGTTGCCTATCGTGGTCGTATGTTAAAGGTTCCGGGTGATCGTACATTCGAAGACTGGACTGTAACTATTCTTAATGATCCTGACTGGCAAAATAGAACAGCAATAGAGCAATGGATGAATTCTATTACTAATCATTCACAAAATAGAACTTCTACTACTGCTGCAGGCGTTTATGGTAATGCTTCTGTCACACAATTAAGTCGTGAGGGAAGAGCTGTTAGGACATATCGTCTTCAAGATATCTATCCAACCACATTAACCGCTATTGAATTGGCAATGGATCCTGATGGTGCACCAGAAGAATTCGCTGTCACCTTCGCTGTTAATAATTATACTGTTGACGGTCAAGGTCTGGATGGTTCAACTACTAATGGAGTTGATGTTTCAATTAGTGGTTCTATCAGCCTTGGTGGAGTAACAATTAGCGTTTAATTTTTGAATAAGGGGGAGTTATTCTCCCCCTTTCTTTTTATAATAAAACAGGGGTTCTCATATGGCTGGGTTTGAATTATTTGGTTTTGAAATTGCAAAAAAAAAGAAAAAGAATAAAACATTTGTAACACCAGAAAACCTTGATGGCGCTACACAAGTCATTGAAGGTGGTGGTATTTATGGTCATTATCTTGATACAGGGAATACTGCAAAAGATGAAAATGTTTTAATTCAAAAATATCGTGAAATGTCAATGACACAAGAAGTTGATTTGGCAATTTCAGATGTTGTTAATGAATCAGTTGTGCATGAAGACGGTAGACCGACTATTAATCTTTTTCTTGATCAAACCAAACAAAGTACTGCAATTAAAGAAAAAATAGTAACTGAATTTAAAGCTATTATGAAATTGCTGGACTTTAATAGAGTTGGTTCTGATTTATTTCGTAAATGGTATGTTGATGGAAAAATTTATCATCATATTATTGTTGATATTAAAAAGCCAAAAGAGGGTATAAAAGAATTAATTCCGGTTGATGCATTAAGTATACAAAAAATAACTGAAATAACAAAAGATAAAGATCCTGTTACTGGTGTAGAAATGGTAGTAGATACGCAAGATTATTTTGTGTATCAACCAGAAGGTAGTATAAATGTAGCACTGGATGGGGTACGTGTTGCACCAGATTCTATTTCGTATGTTCATTCTGGTATGGTAGATAATGAAAAACAAATTATTATAGGTTATCTCTATAAGTCAATAAAACCATTCAATCAACTTAGAATGATTGAGGATTCTCTTGTTATATATAGATTAGCAAGAGCACCTGAAAGACGAATATTTTATATTGATGTTGGTAACCTGCCGAAAATAAAAGCAGAACAATATTTACGTTCTGTAATGGATAAGTATAAACAGAAAATAATTTATAATGCTTCTACTGGTGAAGTAGAAGATCAGAAAAAACAAATGTCAATGCTAGAGGATTTCTGGTTACCACGGAGAGATGGTGGTAGAGGAACAGAAATTTCGACATTACCATCAGGACAAAATCTTGGTGAGATTGAAGATATTGAATATTTTAGAAAGAAACTTTATCAATCATTGAATGTTCCAATTTCTCGTATTGAGGGTACAGAACAAACATCTTTTAATTTAGGACGCGCTTCCGAGATTAATAGAGATGAAATTAAATTTGCTAAGTTTGTTGCTAAATTACGACATAGATTTTCACAAATGTTTGTTGATCTATTAAGAATTCAATTACTCTTAAAGGGTGTTATTAAAGAAGAAGATTGGTATGATATTAAAGATAATCTTGAATTTATTTGGACAAAAGATTCTCATTATGCAGAATTAAAAAATAATGAAATTCTTAGAGAGCGAATGGAACTCTTACAGATGGTTGATGAGTATAGTGGTAAATTTGTATCTGATGATTGGATTAGAAAACGAATCTTGCGAATGACGGATGATGAGATAGAACAGATTAATAAGGATAATCGTCAAGCAGGTAAGGGTGATCCAGATGATTTTGATATTGATCCAAATCTGGTGGCGCCGGTTGATATTCATAGGTAATTTTTATGCCGTTGAGAAAATCTAGCTTTATAAAAAATTATAAGCAAAAAGTTATTTCTCCTAACTTAGAAAATATGCATAATGCTGTTCATCATGCATTTAAGTTAACTGATCGATATGGTATTGCAAAAATTGGTTTAGCTATAGCTGAATCGTCTATTAAGTATAATATAAATGAAGATGTGTTAAGAACTGCAATAAATGATGAAGATTTTATTATTGAGAATATAAGTCTATTGAAAGGAAATACAAATGAGTGAATTAAAGAAAAGTATTATTAAAAATATTTTAGGTAAAAAATTCAATCAAGCGAATAGTGATTTTGGTCAGTTAATGAAAGATAAAACTTATATCGCTATTGATAAGTTTAAAGGTGCATTTAAATATGTCGCACTTGATCCTGAAAAAACTCCTAAAGAAAAGGAAGAAACCAAATGATAACGTTTCGTAAGTTAATGACATTAAGTGAAGCAAGTTTAAAATTCAATAATGATGTACATGATGATTATATAGAATCTAGTTTTGAGCAAGATACATCCTATGAGAAAAAATGTCTTCATATGGTTATGATAAGAGGAAAAGATGATAATTGGGAAGCACAATGTTATACGGAACCCGATGATGATGATAATCAAGATGAATTATATTATAAGTCTCATAAAAATTATAAAGACATGGTAAACAAATTTGGAAAATGGCTTAAAAAATATACAAAAGGAAAATGGGATTTACGAAAATTACCTGATGAACAAGGTTTGGAAGATATGCTTAAAGAATGGTCAGAAAAAAAGAAAAAAAATGTTTGAAGTATTATCTATAGCAGCACGTAAAAAATTAGCACGTACAATGAAGATGAAAGGTAAAATGATTGCTCGTAAGCGTGCTATAGCAATGAAAAAAAAAGCTAGTCCTGCTAAGTTAAAAACACGAGCACAGAAAAAAGCGGTAGATTTGCTTGTACAAAAGATTTTGAAGGGCAGAAAGAGATCGGATTTAGGACAAGCAGGTAAAGAAGAATTAGAAAAAAAATTAAAGAAGAAAACAGCTGTTATTAAAAAAATAGCTAAAAAACTTTTACCTCAGATTAAGAAAGCAGAGTCTGAAAGAATGGCAAAAAAAGGAGAGCAAGAATGAAACTAATCACAGAACATTTTAGTGACCTCGAATATATTACTGAAGGTAAAAATAAACAGCAATATATTCGTGGTATCTTTATGCAATCTGATATTAAAAATCAGAATGATCGAGTTTATCCACATTCGGTATTGAAAAAGGAAGTAAAAAGATATAAAGCCAAATTTGTTAATGAGGGACGGGCATTAGGAGAATTAGGACATCCAATGGGTCCAACTATTAATCTTGATCGTGTTTCACATCTTATTACAGAATTGGACGAATATGGAAATGATTTTATTGGAAAAGCAAAAATTATGAATACTCCTAATGGTGAAATTGTAAAAAACCTTTTGGGAGGTGGTGTTAAACTTGGTGTATCTTCTAGAGGATTAGGAAGTCTGAAAAAAAATAAAGAGACTGGTGTGAATGAAGTACAGAATGATTTTGTTTTATCTACAGTTGATATTGTTGCAGATCCGTCTGCACCATCAGCATTTGTGAATGGTATTATGGAAGGAAAAGAATTTAGTTCTACGGGTGAAATTGAATATAATATTCAGAATGAAATTAGAAACACTAAATCAAAGGAATTGGATGCTAAAAAAATTGAAATATTTGAAAAATTCCTTAGAAATCTTTAATCTTATAAATATATATAGTAAAAACACAATCTTAAAGGAGAAGTAACATGGCTAACGAAGAGACCCTAGATGATGGAGAAATTGAAGAAAAAATTAAAATGGAAGCTGCCAAAAAAGCTAAAGTAAAAAAAGAAGCTGACGAGGACGAAGAGGACGAAGAGGATGTGGACGAAACTAAAAAATCTGTTGATAAGAAGTCTAAATCTAAAGACGTCAGAAAAGAAGAAGATGACGAAGATGACGATGACGAAGACGACGTTGAAGAAGGAAAAGACAAAAAATCCAGTAAAAAACTCAAAAAAGAATTCGGTCACGACGATGGTGACGAAGACGAGGAAGACGAAGAGGAAGAGGACGAAGAAAAAGAATCAAAGAAAGCAAAGACCAAGAAAGAAGATATCGAAGTAGATGTTACTGATGATGTTGCTGCATTGGTTAAAGATGAAGAGCTTTCTGAAGAATTCAAAGCTAAAGCTGCTACGATTTTTGAGGCTGCAGTTAAGTCTAAGATTTCTAAGATCCGCAAAACGATTCGTGAAGAATCTAAGAAAGAACAAGATGAGCGTATTGAATCTATGCAGTCTGAAATGACTGAGCAGATAGATAACTATCTCAGCTATACCGTAAAAGAATGGATGACAGAAAATAAACTTGCAGTTGAAACTGGTGTTCGTAACGAAGTCACCGAGAGTTTTATTTCTGGTTTGAAGAAGTTGTTTGAAGAGCATTATATTGATGTTCCTGAAGAGAAGGAAGATGTATTTGAAAATCTGGTTGTTGAAGTTGCCGAGTTGGAAACTAAACTTGACGAGCAAACAGAGAAGCATATGGAAACTGTGAAAGAACTTAATTCGTATAAAGCTAAAGATGCATTCCGAGATATCTCACAGGGAATGGTTGATACTGATGTTGAAAAATTTACTGAACTTGCAGAAGATGTTGATTACGATACTGATGAACAGTACCGTGAAAAACTAAATGTAATTAAGAATAGTTATTTCAAATCAGACAAGAAAGACAGTACAGATAATAAGCAAACAGCCGGTACTAATAATCCAGTTGCTGATGGAACAAGTGATCCCAAAATGGATAGTATCTTAAGTGCTATTTCAAATTTATCTAAATCATAAAATGGAATGATTGAGAATAAACTAATTAATTAATATTAAAGGAGTACAATAATGTATTTATCTGAAACTTTGAAGGAAAAATGGGCACCAGTAATGGAGCACAAAGACCTTCCTGAAATTAAAGATTCCTATAGACGGGATGTAACTTTACGACTACTTGAGAATCAAGCACAATTCCTTTCAGAAGCCGCACCAGTTAACTCAGGTCAACATCCTGTGTCTGGTACTAACGTTGATGCTTGGGATCCTATTTTGATGTCTTTGGTTCGTCGAGCCATGCCACATCTGATTGCTTATGACGTCTGTGGTGTTCAGCCTATGTCTGGACCTACCGGATTGATTTTTGCAATGAAATCAGCTTACTCTACGCAGGGTGGAACTGAAGCGCTTCATAGTGAAGCCAACACAGCCTTCTCTGGTGATAACGATGGTACGCCTGCTCACGTAGCTACAGATGGTGATAATAATCCATTTGAAGGTACTTGGACATCTGGTGAAGCAGTTGAAACGTCAGTCGCCGAAGCACAGGGTTCTGATGGTGGAATTATTTTCCAAGAGATGGCATTCAGTATTGACAAAACTTCCGTAACCGCAAGGTCTCGTGCC